GATCGCCGCCTATGGCGATACCCGCGTGCTGATCCTTACCCATGTGAAGGAGCTGATCCAGCAAAACTTCATGGCGCTGCTGCGCGCCTGGCCCGATGCGCCAGCCGGTATCTATTCAGCCGGGCTGTCACGCCGGGACATTCATGCGCAGATTCTGTTTGCCGGCATTCAGTCCATCCATCGCCATGCGTACAAGGTGCAGCGCTGCGATCTGGTGCTGATCGATGAAGCCCATCTGCTGGGCCGGAATGACAGCGGCATGTATCGCCGCTTTCTGACGCAGCTCAAGGAGATCAATGCCGGCCTCACCAAGGTCGTGGGTTTCACCGCCACACCTTACCGGCTGGACAGCGGCCTGCTGCATGAGGGCGAAGATCGGCTGTTCACCGACATCGCCTATGAGATGCCGGTGCTGGATATGATCCAGCAGGGCTATCTCTGCCCGGTGGTCCCCAAGCAAACCACCACTCAGCTTGATGTCGGTGGTGTTGGCACACGCGGCGGGGAGTTCATCGCCAAGGACCTTGAGGCCGCAGTTGATCGCGATGAGGTGACGCGCGCCGCCGTGGCCGAAATTGTCGAGCATGGTGCGGACCGCGGATCCTGGCTGGTATTCTGCTCCGGCGTTGCCCATGCGCGGCATGTGCGGGACGCGATCCGCGAGCACGGCATCTCCGCCGAGACCGTCACGGGCGACACGCCCGGCCCAGAACGCGATGGCATCCTAACGGCGTTTAAGGCCGGAAGGCTGCGCTGCGTCACCAACGCCAATGTGCTCACCACCGGCTTTGATGCGCCGGGCACTGATCTGATCGCGCTGCTGCGCCCCACTAAGAGCGTCGGGCTCTATGTCCAGATGGTCGGTCGCGGTACGCGCCTTGCCGAGGGCAAGGATGACTGCCTGGTGCTGGACTTCGCCGGCAACACGGCGCGGCACGGCCCGATCGATACGGTGGATGGCCGCAAGAAGGAATCCGCAGAAGACGGCAAGGCACCGATCAAAACCTGCCCCGAATGCAAAACCATCAACCACGCGAGCGCGCGGCACTGCATCGAGTGCGACTACGAATTCCCACCGCCGGTGGTGAAGGTGGCGCCGAAGGCAGCGTCGGACGCGCTGCTGTCCACGCAGATACAGGCGGCCTGGTGCGATGTCACGGATATTGCCTACGCGCGGCACGAGAAGCCTGGCAAGCCAGCGTCGCTCCGCGTCACCTATGAATGCGGCCTGACCCAGCACAGCGAATGGGTGTGTTTCGAGCATACCGGCTTTCCCCGCGACAAGGCGCTGTCCTGGTGGCGCCGTCGCGCCGGCAATCTACCGCCGCCGATGACGGTGAACGAGGCGCTAGCCCAACAGCACCATCTGCGCCGCCCCATCGCAATCCAAGTCCGGCCCACCGGCCAATACACCGAAATCACCGCCGTGAGGTTCATGTGAAATGCGCTGCCTGTCGTCTGCGCACTGCGCGCTGCTTTGGCTGGTTCGATCCGCGGCGCAAGACCGGCGCGCCGCGCTTTGTTTGCTCCATGCGCTGCATGCATGCCATTCGTCGGAGGTGGGGCGTGATTGATCCCGACGAACACGAAATCGCTGCCATCCAGGCCGCGAGCCCCATGGCCGGCGAATACCTGGAAAGCATCGGCAAGACCGATCTTGCGGTGCTGACCGATGCCGAATGGCTGACGCTGCTGGAGGTGATCGTCACCGCCTATCAGGACGCGCTGGCGCAGCGCCTGGATAGCGGCAGCCATCCCGCACCGCCTCTGCCAGGGAGGGCTGCATGAAGGATTTCATGGCCCAATTCGGCGCGCGCCTGGTGGATAATGGCTATCCCGTTATTCCCATCATGCCGGGCGCCAAGGTGCCGGGGCATTTCCGCAAAGGTGCCTGGGCGGCCTATCCCGATTGGACGCGGCATTGCGATCGGGCGACCAAAAGCTTCGAGATCGACATCTGGCGCCGCTGGCCCGATTGCGCGGTGGGCATCGCCTGCGGTGCGGTGGTCGGTATCGATATCGATGTGCCAGATGCCTCGGTCGCGGTCGCGCTTACTGATCTGGCGAAGCGCATGCTGGGCGAGACACCGTGTTTGCGCATTGGCCAGGCGCCGAAGCGCCTGCTGGTCTATCGCGCAGCCACAGCCTTTCGCGGGCGCAAGCGTCATCCGCTGGAAGTGCTGGCACGCGGGCAGCAATTCGTCGCCTATGCCATCCATCCCGTCACCGGGCAGCCCTATGCCTGGCCAGAGGAGGGCCTGACCGATACACCGCTTGCCGACCTGCCAGAGATAACCGAAGCGGCCTGCGACGCCTTCCTGGACGCCGCGTGGGACATGGTGCCGGCGGCGCTGCGCAAGACAACGCTGAACATGGATAGCCCGAGCGACGGTTGGCGCGGGCGATCCGATCCGCGCGGCACCCCAGAAGCCGTCGCCGCCGCGCTAGCCTATCTGCCGAATGATGATCTGCCTGGGAATGAATGGATCACCATCGGCGCTGCGATCAAGGCCGCGATTGGCGAGGAAGGCCGTGACCTTTGGATTGAGTGGTCGCGCAATGCGAGCAAGTCCGGACAATCGGGCCGCAGCGACACACCAGAGCGGCGCTGGGCGACACTCAAGCCGCATAGCGCAGGTGCGGGCAAAATCTATTGGCTGGCGGAAAAGCGCGGTTGGAATCCGCCGTCAGAGATCATCCTGAATGGGAATGTGGCAGAGCAGATGGCGAAGCCGCATCCGGCAGCGCGGCTGTTGGCAAAGGCAAGCGCCGCTGCCGCCCCGAGCGCACCACCACCCGCGCCTTATCGTGTTCCGCCAGAACTGCTGCAGGTTGACGGCGCCTTGCGGCTTTTTCTCGATTACGCAAACGCGACGGCCATAAGCCCGCAACCCTTCCTGGCGCTTGGCGCAGGTATCTGCATGATCGGCGCCCTCGCTGGCAGGCGGTACCGCACGCCCACCGACCTGCGCAGCAACGTCTATGCCGTCGGCATTGCGGACAGCGGCGGCGGTAAGGATCACGCGCGGCGTTGCGTCAAACGTGCGATCTTCGCGGCAAAGCTTGACCGCTACCTTGGCGGCGAAGAACTCGCCTCCTCGGCCGGGCTGCTCACATCCTTGCAGCGCCATCCCGTGCGGCTGTTCCAGGTGGATGAATTCGGCCAATTCCTGAAGGCAGTCCTGAGCCCCCGTGCGCCGGCACATAAAGCAGCCATCTGGGCGGAATTGACCAAGCTCTACACCTCGGCAGCCGAGCCCTACATCGGCACGGAGTACGCGGACCAGAAAACCAAACCGCGTGTCACTATTGAGCAGCCCTGCGCGTGCCTCTGGGGCGTCACCGTGCCGGGACCATTCTGGACGGCGCTGGAGGGTGGCGCGCTGGGCGATGGGTCCATGGCGCGGTTTATGGTGTTCCTGACGGATGATGATTATCCGGCCCGCGATGGCGCGCCCGCACCAATGGAACCGCCAGCCGACCTTGTCGCGGCCCTCACCGGTATCGCGCGCGGCGTTCCTGGCCATAGCCATGGCGGTAACCTGGCGGAGCTCATGGAATGCTCGGCACCGATGCATGCCTATACGGTTCCGCTTACGCCCGAGGCCGAGATGGCCATGGCAGAGATACGGCGCGAAGCAACAGACCTGCTGCGCGCGCATCGCGGCACCTATGCCACCGCCCTTTTTGGCCGCTACGCCGAGAACACAGCCAAGCTCGCCATGATCGCCGCCATCAGCCGCGATCCGGCCGAGCCGGTGACGCAGCTGCGCGACGTGACCTGGGCCGGCAAACTGGTCGAGCACTGCATCGGGACATTGGTGCGCGAAGCCGACCGCTTCGTCGGCGTGAACGATAATGAAGTTCGGCACAAGAAGGCCCTGAATGTCATTCGTGACGCAGGCAGCGCCGGCATCACACGCACAAAGCTGATCGAAAAGACTCATTTCCTGGGTGAGCGCCGGGACGCCGTGTTTCAAGCGCTCTGCGAAAGCGGACAGATCACGATCGAAATCGTGAAGGGACGGACCAAGCCCACTCAGCTCTATCGCTTTGTGGCGCCCGAGCAGCGTCAGGACGAGGAAATAACCGAAAATCCGGGTGGGGAGCTAAGTCATTGATTTTGCGCCCTCTTACGCGAATAACCGAAAAACCGAATAACCGCGCGGGGGTATACATGCGCGCGCGGGTGGGTGCCGTTCGGTTATTCGGTTATCTCAGTTATTATTTTTTTCTATATATATCATATACAAGGAAGACGGTCTGTCTCTCTCCGCAACGAGATAACCGAAAGGTTATTTCCTCCC